TCAGTCCCTACAGGAACTTCATTCTCTTTATAAGGAACCTGACCTGCAGGGATTGCAGACTCAACTGTGTCATCAAAATTCCATATAAGAACAGCAGTTATAGAGTCATCTCTATACTCTTGAAGTATTTCTACTTTCTTTGCCTTTGATCTTTGTTTACATGCAAGTTCAAAAACTTCATGTATGAAAGGATTTGGTGGTAACTTTACCTTTTTAGTCGTCGTCTTCGTCTTCGTCGGTGTCATAATTGTTTTCAATTCGTAGAGCTAAAATTTCATCAGGAACTAACTGTCCGTTTGCATCAAACATTTCTGGATGAGTATACACTACTTGGGGTGTCGTTTCATATGAATGCTGTCTTGCCATCCATCCTATCATACCTCCTACCAATAATGCAAGTAATGAAACTACTGTGGTAAGGGTTAAGGTTACTATGGTCATGTCCATAATGCTTCTCCAGAGTGTTAAGTTTTTCTAATATCAAGATAAAAATTAAAGTGAAAAATAATTTCCCTGTTCCAGAGTGCAATCAGTTTTCCAAATTTTACTTGAAATGTTTTAGATGGTTCGGGTTTTTTCCTCCTATTTCGTAGTAGTAATTCTACACCCCGATTGATTTCGGTTGGTGTATTTTTATTTAGAGACTTTTTTTCGTCTTCCTGGTTTTCGGTCACGACTATACCTCCATGCATCTTCTAGTATACCATACAAATAATCTCTGATCTTACGTGCTTTAGGTTTAGGTATGTGACCATATGCCTCACGTAACATTTTATGATTGTTATCAGCACCTCCTTTAATATATTGTTCAAGTTCTAATACTTGATCTGATATTTCATGTGCAGTAGAACTCTCAATAAAGGCATCTACTTCATACTTTTTTGTCTTACGATACTTAAGAAAATCATAAAATTTAAGAGTCATTTTACCATCAAATGCATACTCAATAGCATGTTCGATCATATCATAAACATTTTCAAAATCGTCTTCTGGTTTCATTAGACTAACTTGTTCTCCTGTAAATACTTAACGGTTTCTGTACACCCACCAAGTTTATCTCCGTTGAGTGTAACTTGAGGGAATGTAGATCCTTGACCGAACTCGCCATAAAAACTTGTTCTATCAAAGTCTTTATCTAATTTATAAGTCACAAAGTTTAGATTGGCAAGCTCTAAAACTCTCTGAACTTTTGTGCAATATGGACAACCATCTTTTGAAAAGACTGTAAAGTTCTTCGTACTTGGTGTCATAACTTTTTCTTCAGGTTCTAAATTTCCGTGCATGAGATAAAATTAATTATACGTTTTACTTATTATATATTTTCACGTTCTATTATATCATACTCTATCACGATCTTCTTACTTGTGGTTCCTTTACTATCATAGGTGGTAAGTCTCTGCATCTTTCCACCAAGTTCACCAGTGATGCAAAGAAGTTCTGCAATAAGTTCTCCTTCATTTTCTACAGTCATTTTATTCTCCGATAAAAAAAGAGACCCTTTTGATGGGGTCTCTTGAATATAACATATGTATTCAGTTTTATCAACCGATACTAGGAGCAACAAGTGCAACCTCTGTTTCGCCAGCAGATGCTAGGTCAAGTGGGAAGTTGTGTGCATTTCTTTCGTGCATAACTTCCATACCAAGGTTTGCTCTGTTTAGAACGTCACCCCAAGTAGGTACAACCTTACCAGATGCGTCTACAACAGACTGGTTGAAGTTGAATCCATTCAAGTTGAACGCCATTGTACAGATGCCCATAGAGGTCAACCATACGCATACAACTGGGAATGATGCAAGGAAGAAGTGAAGTGAACGAGAGTTGTTGAATGATGCATACTGGAAGATAAGTCTACCGAAGTATCCATGTGCAGCAACGATGTTGTATGTCTCTTCTTCTTGTCCGAACTTGTAACCATAGTTCTGTGAATCTAAACCAGTTGTTTCTCTGATTAGAGATGAGGTAACAAGTGAACCGTGCATAGCAGAGAATAATGCTCCACCGAACATACCTGCTACACCTGCCATATGGAATGGGTGCATAAGGATGTTATGTTCTGCTTGGAATACGAACATGAAGTTGAATGTTCCAGATATACCTAGTGGCATTCCGTCAGAGAATGAACCCTGTCCGAAAGGATACACAAGGAATACTGCGAAAGCAGCAGATACAGGTGCAGAATATGCTACACAGATCCAAGGACGCATACCTAAACGGTATGAAAGTTCCCACTGTCTACCCATATAGGCAGAGATTCCGATAAGGAAGTGGAAGATTACCAACTGGTAAGGACCACCGTTATACAACCACTCATCTAGAGTCGCTGCTTCCCAAATAGGATAGAAGTGTAAACCAATAGCATTGGATGATGGAACTACAGCACCAGAGATGATGTTGTTTCCATACAAGAATGAACCAGCAACTGGTTCACGGATTCCGTCGATATCGACAGGAGGAGCAGCAATAAATGCAATGATGAAGCATGTTGTTGCAGCTAAAAGACATGGGATCATTAAAACACCGAACCAACCAACATAGATTCTGTTGTTTGTTGATGTTACCCAGTCACAGAACTCGGACCATCCAGATAGGAGACCTTGTTCTCTTTTTTGAAGAGTTGTCATGAGGACAATTTAAATAAGTAGGGCACAAGGGACGTGCGATACAGATATTTCCACTAATCCCTTCACTAGTGGATAAAAAGACTAATTATAACCCCCGTTAAGTCTTGGTAAGGGGTAAAATGTGAGGAAATGCCCACCGATGTATTTATATTAACAAATCTTTACATGTTTGTCAAGCATACTATGCCAGTTTTATCCCTGCCATATTAGATCAGGCATTGGTGATTGCTGTCCTCTCATGGTAAACATAAGAATGATATACCCAACAAACCATATAATATTAAACAACCATGCCTGTCTCCAAAGATATTTTCTGATTGCCATAGACCTTAAAATCTCTGGTGCTTTATCTTGTGATCTAAAGATTTGTTCTATTACCAAAGCAATAATGAATCCTATCACTAGAGGATAGAATACAAAATTTGCGAATGACATTATTGCTATTAAGAAAACCATCGTAATAAAAGTTTACATTTATATATTATGTATCCATTATAGCATGTTTTGTATAGTACGGATACCACATCATGATACATATGTATTTTAGATTACGTCTTAACTATTGCTTTATGTTACGAATTGCTAAATACAAATAAGAAATTGTCGGTAATTATTAATGAAGAAATTCTTACCTTTAATTATGTTATTGATGACGGGTGCAGTGGTTGCACCAGCTCGTGCTGATCTCACGCACCGTATGAGTTCTTCAACGCAGTTGAGTGTAAATGGAGCTTATACAGATGCATCCAGAATCGGTTCGACTTATACAGTCTCTGGATCTAACATCAAAGTAGCATCTGAAAATGATCACTTTGGAAAACTAGTTGCTGGTACTGCTACTGCTGCAGCATCTTTAGATGTTGGTGCATACGATATTAATACCGCAGGATCGGCATTCAGCTTTAGTGAATCCTGGACTCAGGGAGACGTAGTAAATGCTATCGGTTCTGGTGTTGACGTTGGTACTGGTGTCGTAGCAGACATGCCAGCATACGGCAACGTTTTAACGATGTCTGGTGGTGTTGCAGGTAGTCTTGCAGGTACTATTACCTCCGCAGGTGTGACGACTCTAACCGCAGGTGGAGCTGGCACAACAGCTACTGGACAATTCGTTACTGAAATCGTAATAGAGTGATCATGAAACGTAGTATACTAACAGTGCTACTGTTGATTAGTGGTACAGGTGCTGCAAGAGCAGTGCCTGTGGTCCCAAATTTTACCCAGGGCTCAATGACCAGCCACACGGAAACAACGTCTACCGTAACGGAGACGATAAATAGCATGGATTATAATACAGGCTGGCAGTATGTAGTGACTGGCACCAACGTAGAATCTGATGGAAATCTAGTACCAACAGGTGCAGGTTCTATCAATGCAACACAAGTAACATTAGATGGAGTGACTTCGACATGGAACGGATTGAATCTAACAGATCGACCAAACTTTACACTGACAACACCAGGAGCAGCCTTTCAATTTACGGAAAGTTATCAAGGACCTGGCCTTTCAAATCACACAGTCATACAAAGAACGACAACTATAAATTCCGTAACAGATACAACAAGTACCTTTACACAATAGCAACTATAGGTAGTTTATTATCACCAAACGTCGCACTAGCAGCAGACGTTGGTGGTGTGAGTGCTACTGCTAATCCAATCGCCAACTCTTCTGGCTCGGTAACTAACCAGGCAATACAAGTTTTACAAGGTCCGTATATAACTAACACCTATGGAGGTGGCATACAGTGCCAAGGAGCTACCATGAACGTAACTCCCTATGTTACAGGAGGTATC